TTTGGGCGCTGGCAGCACACAAGCCATAGAGGAAAGCATTGAAGCTTTAGCGGGCGTGCAAACGCAAACCGCTGCGGAAGTTGCTGAAGATGTAAAAGACGATTTTGTTACTGGTCTTTTGACCGATGCAACATTTGGCGCTTTTGGCCTAGCTGCCAGAGGCATTAATAGCGCCACACGCGCAGGCAAAGGCCTCACTAAAGAAGAGTTAGAAATTGCGGGACAGTCTATAGAAGAGGGAATTTTTCCTACTTTGTCATCAATCCGTGCCCCTTCATTGCTTGCAAGGCAGCAAGGCATCGCGGAAAAAGTTTTGGGCTCATCAACCCGTCTGAAGCAAAACAACGATGTTATGCAAAACAAGCTCGCAGAATTTAGAAAAGATTTTGACGATGTTTCATCTGCGGAAGCTGGGTTTTTGCTAACAGAAGGCTTGTCTGCTAAGCAGAACACATTGCTAAAGAAGCAAGAAGAGCTTCAAAGGTCTATATTACAAAATCTTCGCGGCGTTGGCGAGACTCTCGGCGCAGCCGCAGAAAAGAACATGAACCTAGAAGATGACGTTTTTAACATTCTTGTTGGCGCTAGAAACGCATTTGACCAAGAAATGACAAGGGCATTTAAGCCTATTGACGAAGCGTTAGAAAGCGCGTTTGGCTCAGAAAAAATATTTAACATTGGTAATTTGAGGGAAACTATCAACGGAATACCAGCTAGCGCGGGGAGGCCCGCCGCAGAGGGCTTGCAGCAATTTGAAGCGGCGGCTTTAGCTGGCGGCACCAAACCAAATCTTAGTGCTGCGATTGATGTAATTAAGTCTTTGGGCAAAGATAAGGCATCCTTTACTCAGCTTTACAAGGCTAGAAAAACTTTAAATGACATTCTCTCTAAGTCCGTGAGAGACGAAGAGCGCGGACAAATAGCTGACCTAATAAGCAAGATAGATATGAAGCTGTCTGCTAACAGCGTGGAAACAGTCCTTGAGTCTCTTGGCGAAGCTGTTCCAGCCAATGCTGCAAAGGTTCTTATGAACGCATCCAAAGCTATAGACCCTGCTAGAAAGATGTATGCTGACGGTATCAAGATTTTTGAGGATATTGAAAGCGCGGGAGTTATTAAAAATTTAGCCAGAAAAGCCGCAAGCGGTCAAAGCATTGGCGTAAAGGACGTTGCCCTTGATAAGATAATTAAGAAGGATGACGCTAAAACACTGGCGAGAACCCTACGCGCTGTAGAATATGGCCTGCCAGACGATGCCAAAAAGAGCGCGTCTGATGAGTTCAGAAGAAAGATTGCTGGTCAGTGGCTCAACGATGCATTGACAAGCTCTGGCTTGACCAAAGCAAACGACTTTGACCCATCAGCATTTAAGGCCGGAGCTTTTGCTAAATCATTGCGAGACTTAGGCAGAACGGCTGATGTTCTTTTTGGCCCTGATGCCGGAAGAATAAAGAAGCTTGCTGATGACATAGAAAAAACATCTATCTCTAACTTGAAGCAAGCTGATGTAGATAGGCTTGTCGCCAATCTGCCTGAAGGCGCAGACATGAAGGAGACTTTAGGAGCTCTTCTTGCGGCGCAAAAATCATTGCATGACAATATGAAAAATAGCGTTTTCAGAAAGCTTTCTGATGGCAGCTTAGAAAGCGCTCCTATTGAGGCCGCTGAATTGATTGCAAATAGCTCTACATCTGCATCTGACATTAAGCAAATATTAAATGCGTTTGAAGGCAACGAAGAAGCGTTGAAGAAAATTCAAGGTAATTATATGGAGCGACTTATTGCTGATTTTGGTAGCACGCTTACCACTGATGGGAAAACCCTAAAAGCGTTTGCGAATAGACTGATAGAAGCGGATAAGGGCGGAAAGTTGCAAGCTATCTTTGGCGAAAAGATGGGCAAAGATATGGCTCAGTTTGCGAAGATATTAGAGTTTAATGCCAGAACAACTCCCGGCGGTGACTTGGTTGCGGCGAACATAGCCGCCAGCCCGTTAGAGAACTTAGGCGTTCTAGCAAAGCTTTCTTTGATGGGCAGGTTCTTTACTTCAGCACCTCACTACGACCAAATATTAAAAGACTACAAGCGCCTCAAGGGCGAAGATGTGAAGCCAAAAGAGCTTGGCAAATCCATAGCCAAAGCAATGGGTATGCTGGTAGCTCAAGGTGCAACGCAATCAGCTCAAGAAGGCGCACGCGAAGCAGAACAACAATTGCGTGCAGTTGCTGATTCCTCTGGTCTGGGCGAGCAGATACAAAATTTAAGCAGCCAGGTGCAGTCTCAAATTCCGAACAATTCTACGGGTATTGGGCAGGCAGCGGTTGTTCCTCCAGCGCCCGCAGCGCAACAATCATCAGTTAGGCAGCAAGCCGCGCAAAACCCAGCAGTAGCACAGGCACTTGGTATACGCGGCGCAACAGCCGGATTATTAGGAAACCCATAAAATGAAATCAACAACCATAGACCAGCTACGTCAGGAGCTTGCTTCTGATGAGGGCTGCAAGTACGAGATATATTTAGACCACCTAAATTTGCCTACGTTTGGCATAGGTCACTTGATTAAAAAAGATGACCCTGAGTACGGCAAGCCTGTGGGAACTGTCATAGAACAAGAGCGCGTGGACAATGTGTTCAAGCTAGACATTGCCGTTACGCTTGAAGACTGCCACCGCCTATACCCAGATTGGAATGATTTGCCAGAAGAGTGTCAGCTTATTATTGCGAACATGATGTTCAACCTTGGCTATCCGCGCTTGTCAAAATTTAAAGGCATGAAGGCTGGCGTAGACGCAAGAGAGTTTAACTCCGCAGCAGACGAGATGGTAGATTCCAAGTGGTATACACAAGTCCCTAATCGCGCACGGCGTTTAGTAACGCGCATGAGAGCATTGGCAGATGATTCCGATAATTGAACCAAACGCTCCACGCTCTGCGTATACATATTTTGGATTAGGAGAATGAAATGCAGAAATCAATAGTAAATATGTGGGATGCAGTCATGAACCATGAAATCAATCCACTTAAACATATTGACGATTTACAGACACGACACGTTGTCATGCAATTCCTTGCATGGATGTGGTGCATCATCTTTTCTATGAGCCTTGGCTCTTGGACTATATTTGGCGTTAGCGCAGTAGCCCATGCCTTGCTAATAGCTGGAGTTGTTGCCACAGTTGCTACCTTTAAGGTGGCGCAACATCGCCCTAACGCTTTTGTTCAGCTTGCAAGAGGGGCTGGCGGTGAGCACGAATAAAATTGATGCAGTGACAGGCCCCGCGCCAATGAAAAAACACTGCCGCCGTTGCCCACGTTGTAGTGAGCCGTTGAAGACAGTGTATGTTCATGGTCATACGCAGTGCGTTAATTGTGACTGCATTATAGATGATTGCTGCCAAGGCGAAACCTGTCAGGCCGCTCCCTCAGCATCATAATCACAACGCCAACCTTTAGCTTCATAGGGAAACCTATGGTCGCTAAACACATCAAGGCTCGTCTTTGACATTTCAACTGTACGCGCCTTGCATTCTGATAGCGCAGAATACGGCCCCCAATTGTCCTTTAATTCGAAACAATGATTACCGTAACCGCTACCAACAACAGCACATACAACAATAATTGCTGTATACATAACTACTCCAATTCTACAACAATCTCCATCTCACTGTGCCTTGGTGTTAGCATCTCTAGCTTGCATACAGGGCAAACCATATAATCCTCTTCAAGGCCGTCAGATTTAAATTACATTTCTGTTTCACACTTAGGGCACAACCCATACGACATGAGCCGCGCCATTTTACCGTCACCTTCTTGTATCATGGGGTGGCTCCCCAAAAAGTTGCACTATATTAATATTTAGGTCATACTTATACGGCATTGTCAAGAAATAAATTTCACACTTCCAACGGGGGGAAGATGTTAAATCCTTTCGAGGCTGGCAAGCTAGGCGAACACATTTGTATGGTGCGCCTAATGAAGCTTGGCTACTCTTGCGAAATAGTTAACCTAGATACGGTTGATATAATTATTAATTGGCAAAATGTTTTTCTGCGCGTTCAAGTTAAATCTAGTATTTTAAAAGGAAGGGGCGGGAAGCAAGCCATGCATATGGGGTATCAATTCGCCACATCCCATAGCGGCAAGAAGAAGCCGTTGACAAAAGAACAGTGCGATATAGTGGCTTTTGTTGCAGTAGAGCCAGAGCGCGTTTTATTTAATCCAGTAGAGTGCTTAAAAGGTCAGGTGACAAAGCGCGTATCGCCTGCAAAATTTATCAAAGATGATTTGGAGCAGCGGTCTTTGCAGCATTGTTTAGACCGTATTTTTTTGTCCAACTGAGCCAATTCCTAACGAGCCGATTGAATCACCGTATTTTTCCTTGTAAGCTTCAGATACCAGCATACCAATTTGCTGGCGGATGTTACGGTGCTCGTCTTCACAAAGCTTTCTAAGCTTGTTATAGGTTCTCATGTCGATTCCGACAGTTCTATGATTTCCTGATGCCACAAAAGCCTCCAACAAAAAGGGACATTT